TTACTATCGTTACCAAAAGATAAACTATTAGAAACAGTACCAACACCTTCTTGAATCCACTTTTGTCCTACATAAAGTGTAGTTGGGTCTAAATAAGCAGTTGTATCTTTAGTAAGATAGTCAAACTTATATAACCAACCGTTAGAAACTTTAGTAGGTTGTGCCTTAACACGAAGTCTTGCACCAGTACCATGAACTATTGTGTGTTGATAATTGAACCATTTAATCTTAAAAGTAGCTTGAATTTCTTGTCCATTAAGACCTGGCTTATCAGTACTACCGTAAGGAGTAGCTACAACAGCAACTGCTCTTTTACGTTTACCCATAATGTCCCATAGATACTCAATATTTTTAATTTCTTCAGTTCTAACACCACCTTTTTGACCTTCTGTAAGGAAAGTTAAAGGAAAACGGTCACTGTCTTTACCTTGCATATAGGTAATAACAGGATTAATTGTGTCGGGATTAGTAAGTCTAGCAGCAGCTAAACTGTTTGAATCAGTGAAACCACGACCATCAAATCCCTGATGAATGACGTAGTTTAGATTTGTGTTTGACATTTGTTATAATAATTAATTAATTTATTGATTTATATTAAGTAATTGCATCTAAAGTAATTTCTTCCGTACCAACTACTTCTTTAGTAGGTTTTCGAGTATTATTAGTTGAATTACTAGCTTTATTAGCTTCTCTGAATTTTAAAACAGTTTTCTTATCAGCAACTTCTTTAACAAGTTTAGTAACATCATAACCTTTAAACATCCAATAAGCAAGTTTCATTTCTTGCTCTCTTGTTAAAGCTTCTAATGCTTGTTGATAAGCACTTCCTTTTCCGTTATCCTTTAAAAGATAATCTGTAAAAGCAGGAATATCCGCATCTATGATTTTTAAACCATCTATATTTTTGTTTTGAATAATAGCTGTTATTGCAGCTCTTGTTTCTTTTATTGTAGCGTCATTTGCTGCTTTTTGAGCCGCAAGATTAGCTTCATATTCAGCGTTCTTAGCTTCCTTACTAGATTGCATAAATTGAAGTTCTACTCCTGCATCTTCAAATAAAGCTTGAACGGCTTCACTTCTTTGAACCATCTTATCAGCAGTTTCTTCGTTATACCCTCTGGCTATAGCACCTTCTTTTATAACTTTTTTAAGAATTTCTGGTTTATCCTTTTCTAAAACAATGTTATCTACATCAAATTCTACTCTCTTAAAGAAATCTTCAGGAGCGTTACCATTTGCTCTATGTAAATAATATTCTTTTACATCTTTAGGTTGACTATCTAAGAAATTGTTTTCTTGTTCTTTTAATCTAGCTTGAACTACTAAGTTCGCTGCTTTCTCAAAATCTTCTATAGTATCTTCAAAAACTAAAGGTTGTCCAGCTTCATCAACAGGTTTAATACCATATTTCTTAAGGATTACTGTTACTGCACCATCATCTTCATTAATATTTGAATCTATTTCAGCTTTAGTTTTTATAACAGTTCCATCAGGTTTAATTAAATCTCCTGCGGCATTATACAATTCAGGTATTTCTTCTTCACCTTCTTCACCTTCTTTAATCGCAGCTAATCTTTCAGCTTCAATATCTGCTTTAGTTTTTAAAACTGTACCTTTAGCATCTACTAAATCTCCATTATTATTAAATAAATCTAATTTAGGTGTAAAGGAATTAGTTACTTCGTCTTTAGTTAATATGACTTTGTTATCCTTATCTAAAAGGTTACCTTCTTTGTCATAATTAGCTCCATTTTTCTCGGCAAGTAAGTTTTTATAGTTATCTTTAAGTTTAGTTATATCTTGATATTCAATTGGATTTCCACCATTATCATCAATAGATTCTATAATAGGGTCGCCATCAAGGTTTTCTAAACTGATAGTACTATCGTCTTTAAGTCTAGCCGCTTCTTTTTCTGCTTCTGTCATTTTCGTTAAAATTAATTATTATTAGTTACGTTACTTATATATTTATGTATTATGTACTTTTAATATATCACTTTTTAGTTGTCGGTTTATTTAGCTTTTTATTTTCTATTACCATTTTATCCGATTGTTTTCCTTTCTCAAATTCTAGTTTACGATTATCCATATTTCTAACATGATTAAATTTCTCACGTTCAAGATTATCTTTACTAGTAGTATCAACTGTAGCTTTTTCTCCACCTTCATGGTTTATATGAGCTACTTCTATAGCTGTATCAGAAGCTAAATCAGCCTTATACATTTCTAGATTAGTTTTATTAGCTTCTGCTTGTGCTGCAATTTCCTCAGAACTTTTAATACTAGCTTCTGCAATTTGATTCTTTCTTTCTTCTGCTTGTTGAATTACTTTTTCAGCTTTCTTAGCAATTTCTTTTACTTTACTAAAGTTATTAGCGTCTAACATATCAGCTAAAAGTCCAACAGTAACACTATTTTGCAATAGAGTTAATCCAAGATTTTGGAACTTTTGTAATTTTTCATATTCATCTCCACCATTCTTAGCAAAGACTCCTAAATCAGCAAGAGCAAATTCTGGTCCAAGTACTTCTAGTAGTTTAACACTACCATCAGACATAACAAAATTACGTTTCTTACCATTAATGAAAGCTACTTTTGCATATAATAATAATACATTAGCATCTTCTTCTTTTCCTTTATCAAAACGTCTATAAAGTTCTTCTGTAGTTAATGTACTTCTAAAAATAGCTTGTTCAGTAACACCTTTACCATCACTAGCCATCGTATCTCCAAACCTTTGTCTATTAACACCAACAGCATCCCAATACTCTTCACGCATGAGTTGAAGTAGTTTATACATATCAGCAGCATATTTACTCAGACTCATATCTACAGATTTAATACCTTGTAAATTAGAAGCCGCATTAGGAGCAGTTTCATCATAAAAAGCAAAACTTCCAGCTACAGCGGTGTACATAAATTTATCCTCAGTCCAACCTTGTTTTTTAGGTACAAGTCCTAAAGGCATAAAGAGTATTTTATCTTTATTCTTATTCATTATCATTTCGTGTTGATAATGATAAACATTCCATAGAGCTTGATAAGGTAAAGAAGTCTTAACTATACTTTGAATTCCACCTACTTTATTTCTTACAACTAAACCACCATAAGGATTTATAGTTTTACTTCTATTAGAAAGTTCAGTACCTTGAATAGCTATAGGTTTTATATCTAAATAAACATAAGTACCTATTCTAGTACCTTCCCATAATTCTTTAATCCAAAGTTTCTCTAGATTAATATCTCCAGCCGCTTCATCTAATTTATAGTCTTCATCTACTTCCAATTCAACAGCTTCTCCAAGTTCATTTAACCTAGTAAGTATTCCTATTTCTTTATAACTAGGAAAGACTACGTGATAAACTTCATAATCGTGAGTTGTTGCATTTTTGTTTTTTTCTTCTTCTTGTTGTTTAAATAGACTATTAGCGACACGTTGATATGCGGCATTAATATTACCACCGTTTATAGCTTCATTTTCTAAAAATTCAATATGTTCAACTAAACCTTTATCGTAGTACTCATCTATAATTTGAGATAAGGTTCTAAGTTTAGTTCTGATTACAGTATCATAATCATTAACATAACTAACTCCAGGAATTATAGGAATAGTTATTTCTTCGGGAGGTACAACTTCATAAGTAACTTCATCTGTATCAACGTTCTTATAATTAAATGTTCTACCATAAGTTAAATAGTTATCTAAACTATGTTGATGCTTATCAGTTAAATTAAGATGATAATATAAATAGTCTAAAGTATCTTGACCTAAAATAGCAAGTTTATCATCAATACCAGTATTAATGTTAGCCATCAACTGTTCTAACTTAGCTTGTTCTTCCTCAGGATTAACTTCTTTTCCCTCTATAGAGGAAACATCGGTTCTATTTAGTTCCTCTAAGAAAATCCCTTGTATAAATTGTTCTACTTCTAAATTTATCTGCTTCTTAAAAGCATTTTCTATATCAGAATTTAAAGCAACAACAGTTTCTATTCTAGGTCTTTTATTATATTCACCTAGAAACAACTCACAAACAGGTTCAGTTAAAGGATAATTTCTAAGTTTAGCAGGAAACTTTTTATGTTCTTCTTTTTTAAAGCCAAACCCATTAGTAACATAAGTATAATCACTAGCTACCATTGTACCACTACGAACTCTAGAAAGTGTTTCCATTTCTGTAAGTTCAGTATTACTGATACTATTTATATAGTAATCCATAGTACGTTTCATATACTCAAAATCATTAGCACTCTTAGTTGCGTAACTTACTTTTTGAGCTAAACGAACTGTATTACCAGTTTCTTCTCTTTTAATTTTTAAATCTTCCATAGTTTAATTAAACCAACTTCTACCTAAAAAACTAGTATTGTCTTGTGTAAAATCGGCATTAGATACATCTTCAACGAACTTATTAAATACTTCATTCTTATCTAAAGCACCTATAAGTAAAGCAGAAACTCTATCAAAATTACCCTTCATATTCCATTTTAATAGTTCATCTAATGTAGCTAAATCATATATATAGTGGAAATTGTATTTTATATTACCCAATAAATCTGTACCTCTTTTATGGTAAAGCCATTGTTTAAGTAGTAAAGCAGCAGTACCTTTACGTTCAGCACTGTGCATAGCAATACCTTTCTTTCTACCTGTAGTTCCAGCTATTTCTCGTTTCCAATCAAAATCAGGTTCATCAGCTAACATATTATAAGCACCATGAGATTTAAAATATCCCATAACGTCACCTCTATCACTCTCAAATTGTAACTCAGCTTCGTACCTTTTAACTAAAGCCAGTAATTGAGCGTTATAATCATCAGGACTTTCAGGTCTACCTACATAAGCAGCTACTATTATATCTCCACCAGTAGTTGTATAATTGTTTTCTCTTTCATATATATAAGTAACACCAAGAGAATCGCCAAAAGTCATTTTCTCTCTATCTTTTTCTAGAGCATAAGGGTCATGCCAAGCTCTATATAAATTTTCAGGTACAGTACCATCAGGTTTTCTAAAAGGAGGATACCATTCTATTACAGCACCGTTAATATCATCTTTACCACCGAAATGATAATCTTCTATTATAGGGTGTTGGTCACTAAAAGGTAATTGACTATTAGGAGTAAAACTTATATTGCCTTTATCATCTTCACTTATTCTACCAACTCTACCTAAATTTTTAAGATGTTCATCATGTTTAAGTTTTTCATAATGCTCCTTCATAGCATCACTTCCAAAGAATTTACTACCACTAGCTGCAAATATTTCAGAAGGCTTTAAACAACGTAAAGCTATATAACTATCACTATCTTGTTTCTTATCACTTTGTTGAGCTCTTTTTTCTCTTTTCTCTAAACTACTTTCAGTAGCTTCTTCTATCTTACTATTACCGTCTTTATCAAGATAAGGCTTTAAGTTCAGAGCATGGCTATGAAAGAATCCACAAGTTTTACCTCTACCATCTTCATCCCATACGTTGTGAAAAGGCATAAAATCGTGCTTATAAACTCTATAAAATTCTTGTTCAAAATTGTGCCAATCTGCATCTTTAGTACCACCAGTACCGAACACTACAATAGTACCTGTAATAATCTCACCATCTTCCATTGTAGGAATAGTAACATCTAGTGCAGCAGATAAATTAGGAAACTTACCAGCTTCCTCAAATATAATAAAATCTGAATCCTTACCAATAGCAGCTTCAGCATTATCTTTAAAAGACAATGCAAGTATCTTACTACGATAACCTTTCTTTAATTTAGTTCCTTGCGGAGTATAACCTAATTCATATTCATCAGCTTTGGTAGTTAAAAATCCTCT